ACATCATCAGGCAGGGTTTGGTGTGGGTGCCCGAGACACGCTGGGCTGAAGAGGTGGTGGAGGAAGTTGCTGGATTCCCGTTCATGAGTCATGATGACTTGGTGGACACGACCACAATGGCGCTGATGCGGTTTCGGGAGGGAGGGTTTTTGCGCCTTCCCACTGATGAGCCTGATGACATTCGTTATTTCCGTGGGGCGCGTGGGCACAAGCGTGGATATTATTTAGGGTAATTTGTTAGGGGTTAATGATGGCTATTGATAAAGCACTGTACGAGATGCCCGAAGGACTTGAAGCCTTGGCGCTTGAAGAAGCTCCTATTGAGATTGAGATCGAAGACCCTGAATCCGTAACGATTGGTATGGGTGGTGTTGAGCTTGAGATTGAGCCGGGGGATGAAGACGAGGAAGAAGAATTTGACTCTAATCTAGCCGAGTTCATGAAAGAAGGTGACTTACAGAAAGTTGCTAGCGATGTGATGGAGATGGTTGAAGCGGACATTACTTCGCGTAAGGATTGGGCCGACACCTACGTTAAGGGCTTGGATGTGCTGGGCCTACGTTATGACGAGGTAACTGAGCCTTGGGATGGTGCGTGTGGGGTGTTCTCTACGCTGTTAACTGAAGCAGCGATTCGCTTCCAAAGCGAGTCCATCATGGAGACATTCCCGGCTGCTGGTCCCGTAAAGACACAGATTATTGGTCAGTTTACGCCTGATATTGAAGAAGCAGGTAAGCGTGTTAAGGCTGATATGAATTACCAGCTAACTGACAAGATGCCTGAGTATCGGTCAGAGCACGAACGTGCATTATGGGGTGTGGCGCTTGCAGGTTCGTCATTTAAAAAGGTCTACTACGACCCATCGTTAGAGCGCCAAGTTTCGTTTTATATCCCTGCCGAGGATGTCATTCTTCCCTACGGTGTAACAAACATTAGACGTACAGACCGCCTTACGCACATCATGCGTAAGACTAAGAATGACGTTAAGAAGTTACAGGTAAGTGGGTTTTATCGGGATGTTGATCTTGGTGAGCCTTACGCCAGTCAGACCGATATTGAGAAAGCCAAGGCGCAAAAGGAAGGTCAAGAGCCGACTAAAGATGAGCGGTATCAGATATGTGAGGTGCATATCGAGTATGACTTGCCGGGGTATGAGGAAGAACTGCCACTGCCCTACGTCATCACTATCGATAAAAACACCAACAAAGTTTTAGCTATACGACGTAACTATAAAGAAGACGACCCTCAAAAACGTGCGCGTCAGCACTTTGTGCACTATATGTACATCCCTGGGTTCGGGGCTTATGGCTTCGGGTTAATTCACATTATCGGTGGCTACGCCACGGCAGGCACCATGCTGATCCGTCAGTTGGTGGACGCAGGGTCGCTATCTAATCTTCCCGGTGGGTTAAAGGCTCGTGGGCTGCGGATCAAAGGCGATGACACGCCTATCGCTCCGGGTGAATGGCGAGATGTGGACGTGCCGGGGGGTGCGATCAGAGACAACATTCTGCCGTTGCCTTATAAAGAACCAAGTCAGGTTCTCCTCGCCCTACTAAACCAGATCACCGAAGAAGCGCGAAGGCTCAGTGGTATGGCTGATATGAAGATCAGCGATATGTCGAGTCAGGCTCCGGTAGGTACGACGCTGGCTCTGCTTGAGCGGCAGTTAAAAACGATGGGTGCTGTGCAGGCTCGCATCCATGCGGCGATGAAAGAAGAGTTCAAACTCTTAAAAGAAATTATCAGGGAGTACACCTCACCTGATTACAGCTATGTGCCGCAAGATGGCACACCGCAGGTTAAGGCTGAGGACTACGATATTGTAGAAGTTATTCCTGTGTCTGATCCCAACGCCTCGACAATGGCTCAGCGGGTTGTGCAGTATCAAGCCGCTTTACAACTAGCCCAAGGTGCTCCTCAGTTATACGACATGCCCCGCCTTCACAGGCAGATGTTGGATGTGCTGGGTATTCCTAACGCAGACAAACTTGTACCGCTGCCAGATGATCAGAAGCCCAAAGATCCCATAACCGAGAACATGAATGTGCTCAAAGGTGTGCCAGTCAAAGCGTTTATATATCAGGATCATCAAGCGCATATCACAGCACATATGACCTTCTTGCAAGACCCAAGCATCATGCAAACCATAGGCCAGAATCCAATGGCACAGACCATGCAAGCTGCAATGATGGCTCACGTTGCCGAGCACTTAGGGTTTAGATACCGTCAAGAAATCGAACAGCGTGTTGGTGCACCGTTGCCTGGGCCGGAGCAAGAAATCCCAGAAGCCGAAGAGCTGGCTATGGCTAAGTATGTAGCAGAAGCAGCCCAGCAAGTTCTACAGATCCATCAAGCTCAAGCTGCACAACAGCAAGCACAACAGATGGCGCAAGACCCGCTAGTTCAGATGCAGCAGCAAGAGCTTCAGATCAAGATGATGGAACAGCAGCGCAAAGCCCAGAAAGACCAAGCTGATACCGCACTCGCTACTGCCCGATTGCAAAACGAGGATAAGCGCATCCAGATTGACGCGCAGAAGGAAAACGTGCGGTTAATGAACCAGAACCGACAGGCCGATAAAAAAATTCAGGCTGATTTACTTAAATCTGTGATGACAAAAAGGAACACTGAATGACTCATGAGCGGCAAATGCTGGATCACTTATTTAACAAACTCAAAGAACGAGAGCGGGAAGTAAGTGATGCGATGGCTGAAGGAAGTTGTAAAGACTTTGCTGAATATAAGAATTTGTGCGGCGTAATCCAAGGTCTACGCCGTGCAAGGATGGAAGTACAAGACCTTGTGCAACGTTATGAGGAATTTGAAAATGACTGATGCAGCTCAAGCTGTGATTGAAGACGTTCAGCTAAAAGCCAAGCAATTGCCGATTGTTAAAGGGTATAAGATTCTTTGCACCTTACCTAACATCGAAAATAAGTTTGATAGTGGGATTATTAAGGCAGACGCTACCGTTAAGTTTGAAGAGTTACTAAGTAACGTGCTCTTCGTTGTAGCACTTGGTGATATGGCGTACGCCGATCAGAACCGATTCCCCACGGGGCCGTGGTGCAAACCAGGGGATTTTATTATTACCCGTGCCAACACCGGCACTCGCATCAAGATTCACGACCGCGAGTTTCGGATTATTAACGATGATTCCGTCGAAGCTGTGGTGGAAGACCCCCGTGGCATTCAACGTGCGTGAGGTGATATATGGCAGATTTTGAAAAGGTGGAATATAAATTCCCAGACGAACGTGAGCCTGAAAAAGAAGCTAAAGGCGACGTTGAGTTTGACATTGAAGTTGTTGACGACACGCCTGATCCTGATAAAGGACGTAAACCGCTTGATGAGCCTGTCAATGAAGTAACTGATGACGAGCTTTCTAAATACGACGAGGGTGTTCAGAAGCGAATTAAAAAGTTGTCGCATGGATACCACGACGAGCGTCGAGCTAAAGAAGCAGCTTTACGTGAACGTGAAGAGGCGTTGAAGTTTGCTCAACAGATTATTGAAGAGAATAAAAACCTCAAGAAAAATCTTGGTGACAACACGACACTTCTTGTAGGTACAGCAAAACAAAATGCTGAATATGCGTTAGCTCAAGCACGAGCTAAATATAAAGCCGCATATGACGCAGGTGACGCTGATCAGATTGTTGCAGCTCAAGAAGAAATGACACAAGCCAAGCTTAGGCTTGATAAAGTTGAAAACTTTAGGGCACCTCCTTTACAGGAACGTGAAATTCCTGTAAATATGCAACCACAATCCGCTCCAGATAATGAGCCGGACCCCAAAGCACTTGCGTGGCGAAAGCAAAATCGGTGGTTTGGGCCAAACCGACTTATGACTGCCTTCACTCTGGCGCTGCATGAACAATTAGTCGAAGAAGGCGTTGATCCTAGCTCGGAGCATTATTACGAGCAGATTAATAAGACTGTACGTAGCAAGTTCCCCGAAAGCTTTTCTGATGAGCAAGAGAAGACAGAGGAGAAACCGAAACGGACGAGCAGTAATGTTGTAGCCCCGGCAAGTCGCAGCGTTGCCCCGAAGAAAATCACGCTGACACAAACGCAGGTGGCGCTTGCTAAGAAGTTACGTATCCCTCTAGATGCTTATGCCCGAAAAGTGGCGGAAGGAATGGCACAAAATGGCTGAGAATAAATTAGCTGAAACTCGCACAGGACGTGAGCAACAAACTCGCGCCAACGATGAACGTCCTCGTAGCTGGGCACCGCCCACGCTGCTGCCCGATCCTGCTCCTGAAGCAGGGTATACGTACCGTTGGATTCGTGTCAGTACGCTGGGTCAAGCTGACCCACGCAATGTGTCATCCAAAATCCGCGAAGGTTGGGAGCCTGTTCGCGCAGAAGACCATCCCGAAATCTCGATGTATCTTGATAATGACAATGCTCGTTTTAAAGATAATGTTGTGGTGGGTGGATTGTTACTGTGCAAAACGCCAACAGAAATGGTTAATCAGCGTAACGACTTCTATCAAAAGCAAGCTGAAGCGCAAATCAGATCTGTTGACAATCACTTCATGCGTGAAAATGATCCAAGGATGCCTCTGTTTTCAGAGCGC